ACTACACCGAACCTAACCTACCAAGCCGAATAGTCTGGTATGGCATGGATAAACGACCAGTAGGACATGGCACAGACAGAGCAGTATGCGCGCAACGCTACGGATTAGCAGCAGTTGCAGTCATGCGTAAGTGGCATTTTGAAGCCTGTAACGGATATTCCAATACTTATTGGGGATGGGGTTACGAGGACACAGACCTGGCTAAGAGGCTTGAATCAGTCGGGATACCCTTAGAGTACAAGGATGGTACTTTTATCGCTCTAGACCACGATTCTAACGGCTACGATGCCAACGGAGAGTCCGAGGCAAGCAAGGCAAACGCAGAACGATTTAAGCATAGGGTTTACCCTGATATGGTAGATGGACTTAGTACACTAGGTGCTACTGTTGTTTCTATACAACAACATATCGCAAGAGGCATGGCAGATGGAGAGCAAGCACCCTTATTGTGGTGTAAATATAACCTAGAGGATTTATATGAAAATGTCTAAGTCGCAAAAGAAAATCGGTAAAGTGATGGGCGAGTACAAAGCTGGAAAACTAAAGTCTAGCTCTGGTAAAAAGGTAAGCAATCCCAAGCAAGCCATCGCTATTGCTTTGTCAGAAGCTGGTAAGTCAATGCGAGTCAAGAAGTGAAAATCCGAGAGGCTGCTGGAGTACTAGAAAGAATCGGTGTAGCAGGTTATAACAAGCCTAAAAGAACACCAAACCACCCTACTAAAAGCCATGTCGTAGTCGCAAAAGAAGGCGATAAGGTAAAGACCATACGATTTGGTCAGCAAGGTGTAAGCGGTGCAGGAGCTAATCCCAAGACCGAGGCAGGCAAGGCAAGACAAAAATCATTCAAGGCTCGTCATGCAAGCAACATTGATAAAGGTAAGATGAGTGCAGCCTATTGGGCAGACAAAGTTAAGTGGTAATAAATAAAGGATAGATATGGCAAGCCTATTAGATCTGGCACAAGCCCGATTAGGTGGCTTGTTAGCTCCGCAAAGACAATCTATGGCAGGACTGCTTGGTGGCAGACAGCAAACAGGAACACTAGCAGGAGCATTACAAGGTTATACACCTCCACAGATGACAACAATGACTAATCCACAAGTGATGGATTATGCAAGAAATGTGGCGCAGTCAGCACAACAGAATCTACAAACGCAGATGTCTGACTTAGACAAAGCCTTAGTAATGGATCAAGGCGGTATCAATGTAGGAGACCGGCAAGCTCTTGCAAGGCTAATGGAGCAGATTCCAGGACTTATGGGTGCTACTGCCTATCATGCAAGCCCTTATAAATTTAATAAATTTGATCCATCTAAAGTAGGAACTGGAGAGGGCGCACAGTCGTATGGTGTTGGTGCTGGCTATGTAGCTCAAAATCCTAAAGTAGCTAACGAATATTTCAAAGCATTTACAGATGTAGAATCAATTCCTTTAATGTACAAAGGAAAAAAGGTAGATACTCCTTGGAATGATGAGATTAGCCAAAGATGGGCTGATGTTATAGAAAAAAATAAGTTTACCCAAGAACAAGTTGAAGATTTCCAAAGTGTTTTAGGCAATCTTTCTCAAGTTAATACAATGCAAGATGTGCCAAATGTTCTTAGGGGTTTATCCAAAGATCAATTAAAAATCTATGATAAATATATTAAGTCTGAGCTAACAAAGCCAGAAACACCAGAAGCATTTATGTATAAGGTAGATGTTGCTGATGAAGCAATACCAAAGATGCTAGATTGGGATAAGCCACTAGCAGATCAAACAAAAGAAGTTCAGGAAGCATTAAAAAAACTAGGAATATCTACAGATAAACAAAAACTGAGTGAATTTGATGATGCTTTGCTAAAGGCTCTAAATACCAATGAAAATGTAATATTGCCAGAACAGCCAATAAATCCTACTGGTTCAGAAATATACCAAAGATTAATTGGTGGAAGTCCAGAAACAACATCAGCAAAACTAAAAGAAGTCGGAATTACTGGAATTAAATATTTAGATGCTTTTAGTAGAAAAGATACTCCAAAGCCAACATATAACTTTGTGCCTTTTGACCCAGAAGATATGAAAATCTTAGAAACAACAAAAGGACTTCTAGAATAAACTGTTGTAGAATAGCAACATCATCAACCATCAACCCCTAGGGAATGGAATGGAAAACTCTACAGAAAACAATAATCTACAAGTTGAGCCAACTAATAAAGGTGGCGCACCTACAGGCAACCAGAATGGTAAGAAGGGAAAGCTCTTTTACGATGCACTAAGAGTAGCCCTAGTACAAGAGGATCGAAAGAAACTCAGGAACATTACCGAGAAGCTAGTCAAGTCAGCAGAAGCCGGAGAGCCTTGGGCAATCAAGGAAGTCATGGACAGGATAGATGGTAAGCCTGTTAACACTACCGAACTAAGTAATGCAGAAGGTGGATTCTTTAAGATGGTGGTCGCTTGGGAGAAGTAGAGTACGCAGATGACGAAGTAAAAAGAGTAGTCATCCCTTACAAGCCAAGAGAACCACAGTTACAGATACATGAGGCGATGGATAAAAATCGCTTTGTAGTGGTAGTGGCACATCGTAGGATGGGTAAAACAGTACAAGCTCTGAACGCGCTAATTAAAGCAGCGATGGAAAACGACAAGCCTAATCCTAGGTATGCGTATATAGCACCGACATATAGTCAGGCTAAGAGAGTAGCTTGGGATTACCTTACAAACTTTGTAAGACCATTGGATGCTACAGCTAATATAGCGGAGTTAAGAGTAGACTTCTTTGGTAGACGAATACAGTTATACGGATCAGATAACCCAGACTCACTCAGAGGTCAATATTTTGACGGGTCAGTTTTAGATGAGATAGGCGATCAGAACCCAAAAATATGGAACGAGATCCTGAGACCCAGTTTGGCAGACAGAAAAGGGTTTTGTCTGTTTATTGGCACACCCAAGGGCAATAACCACTTCAAAGACTTGTTCGACAGAGCAGGTAAAGAAGAAGGATGGGCAGCACTACAGTTTAAGGCAAGCGAAACAAAGCTACTAGATGAACAAGAGTTACTGTCTGCCAGAAAAGAAATGGGAGACGATAAGTACAATCAAGAGTTCGAGTGTTCATTTTCGGCTGCTGTGGAGGGAAGCTATTACGGAAAACTTCTCAACGAGGCAGAAGAAAAAGGTAGGATGTGCAATATAGATCGAGATGATTTATGTAGGACATATGTTGCATGGGATCTCGGAATGGGAGACTCCACAGCGTTGTGGACTGCACAAGTAACAGGACAAGAAGTAAGACTACTAGACTATGTAGAGAATCATGGTCAAGGACTCGATTGGTATGTCAACTGGCTAAAAGATAACAAGTGGGAGAAAGCAGAGCAACTCCTACCACACGATGTAGAAGTAAGAGAGCTAGGCACAGGCAAGAGCAGATTGGAAGTGTTGAGAGAAGCTGGACTAGATGTTCGGGTTCTGCCAAGACTTTCTGTAGATGATGGTATTCAGGCAGTCCGTAGACTCTTACCGAGATGTTGGTTCAATATGCCACAGGTAAAGCAAGGACTAGACTGTCTTAGGAACTATAGGCGCGATTATGACGAAAAGCGTAATGTCTTTTTTGACAAGCCAATGCACGACTGGGCAAGTCATGGATCAGACTCGTTTAGGTATCTAGCATTAGGAATGGAACAAAACACTACTTGGTCGCAACCGATAACAGTAAAAACTTCATGGATCGTATAAATGGATGAACAAAAACTAAAGGTCATTCTCGAAGCAGAGATAGACGATTCTATCGGCTATGTAGAGACCGAGACAGTAGAGCAACGCACAAAGGCGATCAACTACTACAATCGTTACGAGTATGGCAACGAGATAGATGGTCGTTCTAAGATCGTAACAGGCGAAGTAGCCGAGGTCGTAGATGGCGCTTTACCTCAATTAATGCGTATCTTTGCTGGATCAGACGAATTAGGTCGGTTTGAGCCAAGGATGCCAGGAGACGAGGAGTTCGCTAAGCAAGCTACCGAACTTACCAATTATGTGTTCTTCAACGATAACGATGGTGTTATCCTCATGCATAACTGGATGAAGGATGCACTTCTACAGAAGAACGGAATCGTAAAGTATTGGTGGGAGGATAGCGAAGATCCTACTAAGGAAGAATACAAAGGTCTGAACGCAGAAGAACTAACACTTCTGTTTGCTGATGACGAGATGGAACTAATCAGCCAAGAGACCGAGGAAGTTGGCATAGACCCAATGGGTATGCCTATCCTTTCTTACAATGTAGTCATCAAGAAGAAAAAAGAAGTTGGTAAGGTCTGTGTAGAGAATGTGCCACCAGAGGAGTTCTTAATCGCCAAGCGCGATAAGAGCATCAAGAACGCTAAATTTGTCGCACATCGCACAGTTAAGACTCGTTCAGATTTAATCGCTATGGGCTATCCACAAAAGCAAGTGGACAAAATGCCAGCGTATAACGACCTTACTTATACTCCTGAAAGAGTAGCAAGGTACAGCGCAGGCGAGATGCCAGACGAGACACAAAGCCTAGACTTTACGATGCAAGAAGTAGAGTTGTTCGAGTGCTATATTCGTACCGACTTTGATGGTGATGGGATTGCAGAACTCCGTAAGGTAGTTTATGCAGGCGATCAGATTATTGACAACGAGGAAACAGATCACATTCCTTTTGCAAGCATCTGCCCTATTCCTATGCCACACAAGTTCTTTGGTCAAAGTCTAGCTGATAGAGCAATGGACATACAGCTTATTAAGTCTACGATTACTCGTCAGATCCTAGATAATTTGTACCTAACCAATATGCCTAGGGTTACAGCCCTAGATGGACAAGTAAACCTAGATGATTTATTAACCTCATCGCCTGGCGGTGTAGTGCGGATTAAGTCTCAGGGCGCGGTTCAACCATTATCTGTACCGGCAACAGCATCACAGTCGTTCCCAATGCTCGATTACATGGATCAGGTATTGCAGAAGCGTTCAGGTGTTACGCAAACAAGTCAAGGATTAGACGCTAACATTCTACAAAACACCACAGCTACAGCCATTGCAGCGATGCAACAAGCAGGCTCTGGCAAACTTGAGATGATTGCTAGAATCTTTGCCGACACAGGTGTAAAAGACTTATTCGCAGGCATTTTCCACTTGATTCTAAAGTATCAGGACAAGCCAAGGGTCATTCGTTTACGAGGCAAGTATGTCTCTATTGACCCAAGAGAGTGGAAGAACAATTACGATGTAACAGTCAATGTCGGTCTAGGCACAGGTAGCCAAGATCAGAAGATGGCGATGGCAGCAATGGTCATGCAAAAACAAGAGCAGATTCTGACAACCCAAGGCTTTGCTAATCCATTGGTATCTGTGGGTCAGTATCGCAACACACTCGGTAAGTTTATTGAGGCAGCAGGATACAAAGATTCGATGGAATTCTTTAAAGAGATTCCACCAGAGCTAGACCAACAACTATCTCAGCCACAGCCTCAACAGCCAATGCCTAATCCAGCGATGGATGCGCTAATGGCACAGACACAAGCACAGATCGAAGTAGATCGTGCTAAAGCTCTAAACGACATTGAAATCGCTAAAGCAAAAGCACAAGCCTCTATCC